AAAGTACGAAAAAAATAGAGGAAAAATAAAAGCAAAAGGAGGATTAACATTTGAGCAAGTAGTAATTAAAGAAAAACTTAATCCTAAAGGTGAGCACATAGATCCTAACGCTAATACAATGGCTAAAATTGCTGAGTTAATATACGCTCCTCAGGGTACTGATATTAATGCCGAGTTAGATTTAGTATTTAATAATCACTCACAATTTTTAGGTAGTACACACACTATGGATTTAATAGATGAAGCTCCAGGTGGTAAAACAAGTACAGCTGGTTTTAGTAGATTAAATATTTTAAAGCAAACAGATTTAAATAATATATTTAGTTCAGATGGTAAAAGTTTTCAAGAAGTAAAATCTGATAGAGCATTTTCTAAAGAACAAACAAAGTTAGTTAAAAGTGCTAACATAAAAAACTCTAAGTCTTCAGCTATGTATAAAGCTAAAGATAATCTTATAAAGTTTAGTAAAAAACCGGTAGTAAAAGGTATGTCAACGTTTGATTTTGATGATACTTTAAGTTTTACTAAATCAGGCGTTAGAGCCACAATACCTAACACCGATGGCAAACCTAAACCAAAACGTAAAGTTATATTTTTAGCTGGTGGCGCTGGTAGTGGTAAAGGCAATGTTATTAGCAAACTAAATTTAGCTAACCAAGGTTTTAAAATAGTAAACTCAGATATATCATTAGAGTGGTTGAAAAAGAATAATGGTTTACCAGCTGATATGAGAGAGCTGACCTCTGAACAAAGAAGTATACTTGGTAAGTTAGGTCATGAGTCTAGAAAAATAGCTAGAAATAAAATGATGAAGTATCAAGGTAACGCTAATGGCGTTGTTGTTGACGGTACTGGTGGCTCTGTAAAATCAATGCAAAACCTCGTAAATGAATTTAAATCTAAAGGGTATGATGTTAGTATGTTATTTGTAGATACTTCATTAGATGTAGCCTTAGAGCGTAATAGAGCTAGAAAAGAAAGATCGTTGTTAGATACTATAGTTAAACGTAATCATGAGTCGGTACAAGGTAATAAACCTACATTTAAAGATATGTTTGGCAATAGGTTTATGGAAGTTAATACAGATAATATAACTCAACAAGATCCAATGCCAAGTACATTAGTAAAACAAATGGATGATTTTGTTTCTAGTTATGAAAAAGTTAGATTAGATGCTACTGAATTTGCTGAACAAGGAGACGTTATATTAGCTAAAGGTGGTAAGTTTGATTTTTCAGAGTTTAATGATGTAGTCGATGGCAAGCCTGGACCGTTAATGGATAAAGCTAGAAGTAGAGCAAAGAAATACGGCACTAAAGACATGTTTGTTTTAACCGCTAGACCTCAGGCTTCTGCTCCTGCAATAAAACAGTTTTTAGATTCTCAAGGAATAAACATACCATTAAAAAATATAACAGGATTAGCTAACAGCACTGGAAATGCTAAAGCACAATGGATGCTAGAAAAGTTTGCTGAAGGCTATAATGATATGTATTTTGTTGATGACGCTATACAAAATGTTGAAGCTGTCAAACAAGTGTTAGATCAATTAGATATTAAATCTAAAGTTGTTCAAGCTAAAATTAAGTTTAGTAAAAACGCTAGTAAAGAATTTAACAAAATAATAGAAGAGTCAAAAGGTATTAATGCTAAAAAAGTTATATCTCAAGCTGAGGCAATGAAAACCGGTAGAAATAAAGGTTGGTGGAGAATATTTGTACCGCCATCAGCGGAAGACTTTAAAGGTTTATTATACAGGTTTCTAGGCACAGGCAAGCAAGGTGATCAACATATGGCTTGGTTTAAAGAAAACTTGTTAGACCCATTTGCAAAAGGTATACGGTCTTGGAATACTTATAAACAAGGTATGGTTAATGAGTATAAACAGCTGAGAAAAGACTTTAAAGAAGTAAGTAAGTCTTTGTATAAAAATGTAAAAGGAACAGCTTTTAATACTGATGCTGCTATAAGAGTTTACTTATGGGATAAAGCTGGTTTTGATATACCTGGTATTGATAATGCTACTAAACAAAAATTAATAGACCACGTTTTAAATAACAATAAAATAAAACAGTATGCAGATACTTTAAGTAAAATTACTAGATTAGAAGAAGGTTATATAAAACCAAAAGAAGGTTGGGCAGTAGGCACGATAGCTAGTGATCTAAATAACATAGTAAATAAAATAGGTAGAAAACAATTTTTAGCAGACTATTTGGCTAACGCAGAGGCAATATTTACTCCTGAAAACATGAACAAGATAGAAGCTGTGTATGGTACTAATTTTAGAAAAGCTTTAGAAAATATAATGTATCGTATGGAAAACGGCACTAATAGAAGAATTAGTCCCGATAGTAACGTTAATAATTTATTAGACTGGATTAATGGTTCTGTTGGTGCAATTATGTTTTTTAACATGAGGTCAGCTGTGCTACAGACTTTGTCTACAGTTAACTTTATAAACTGGAATGATAATAATATATTTAAAGCAGCTAAAGCATTTGCTAATCAGCCTCAGTTTTGGAAAGACTTTGCTATGATATTTAATTCCCCTCAACTAAAACAAAGAAGAGGTGGTTTACAAACAGATGTAAACGCGGCAGAGTTAGCTGCAACATTTTCTGATGGAAAAGTAACGCCAAGGAAACTTATTAATTACTTACTACAATTAGGTTTTAAACCTACTCAAATTGTAGATAGTTTTGCTATTGCTTTTGGTGGTGCATCTATGTACAGAAATAGGTTTAATACTTATAAAAAACAAGGCATGACTGATAAACAAGCTAGTGATCAAGCAATGTTAGACATGCAGGAAATTGCTGAAGAAACTCAGCAGTCTTCAAGAGAAGATATGGTATCAGGGCAACAAGCTAGTGTATTAGGTAGGGTTGTATTAGCTTTTCAAAACGTCACAATGCAATATACTCGTTTAACTAAAAAGGCATTATCTGATTTAGTTAACCGAAGAGGTGATCCAAAAACTAATATATCTAAAATAATGTATTACGGCGCTGTACAAAGTTTTGTATTCTTAGCTTTACAACAAGCTTTAGCTAACTCTTTATGGGGAGATGATGAAGATGAAAAAGATAAAGATATAAAACGAGTATTTAATGGAACTTTAGATAGTTTCTTGCGTGGAATAGGTTTGCACGGTGCTGTTGTTTCTACTGTAAAAAATACATATAATGTTTATAAAGAAGAAAAGGATAAAACGTGGAACAGAGAAGATGCTAAAATTTTATTAGAGTTACTTAGTTTTTCTCCACCAATAGGCAGTAAGGCTAGAAAGGTATACCAAGCTATACGATCTGAGTATTACGATAAAGGTGGTAAGCTTAGTGAAGAGTTAGGGTGGCGTATAGAAAGTCCTAAATTATATTTCTGGGCTAGCTTACTTGAAGCTGGATTTAATTTACCAACACAAAGATTAGTTAGAAAAGCTAATAACCTAGAAGAAGCTATAACAGGCAATCATTCTACATGGAATAGAATAATGCTAGGTTTAGGTTGGAGCACTTGGGAGTTAGGTCTTGAAGACGAAGATAAAGAGGCTGCTAAAAAACGTATTGACGAAAAGAAAAAGATTGAAAAAGAAAAAGAAAAAGAACAAAAGAAAATAGAAAAAGAAAAAGCAAAAGAAGAAGAAAAGAAAAAAGAAGAAGAAGAAAAGAAAAAGAAAGGTATTAAAACTGTTAGATGTTCTGGTATACGTTCTAATGGTCAAAGATGTAAGATAACGACTGAAACTGCAGACAAAAAATTCTTATGTGTACACCATAAGCCATTTAAAGATGGTAGCGATACAGACGGTGATGGTAAGAAAGAATATAGATGTACCGCTACTAAATCTAATGGAAAGAGATGTAAGAACAAAACAGAGAATAAAAACAAAAAATGTTATGCTCACCAATAAACGTGTGATTATATTATAGAATCAAAACTTTAAAATATGGTAAATTGGATTAATTCCTGGAAAGCAGGAAATAAAAAAGAAAAATATGAATTAGTATTTAGACTAGGAACTTGGACTATGTTTGAAATTATGTTTTGTCCTTGCGCTACGTGTGAGAACAAAGGTAAGTGTCCTAGATTTAGATTTATGATATTAAACTTTGGATTTGAAATATAATGAAGTTTATAGGTGGCGAACAATTAAAATATAAAAAAGCTATAAAAGATGGTAAGGTTGTCGACAAAGGCAAAGACAACCTTATTACGGTTCCTAGTGGAACTACAATATCATTTGGTGATATGACAGAAAATAGAGGTAAGTACTCTATAGTAATGACTGTTGTTAAAAATTTTGGCAAAGGTGATGTAACTAAAAGAATAACTTTAAATTTAATATAATGGCTGGTATATATAAAAGATTTGCAGGCGCAGCTAGTAATCAATCTTTAATAACTAAAGGTAGTGGAGTAAGTGGTAATATTAAAAAAATATTAATAACTAATGAAGATGCCGCTATTACTAAAGTAACGGTTGATTTACACGACGGTTCAACTACTTTTGTTATAATAAAAGAAGTTGAAATACCAGTTAGCTCTTCTTTAGTACTATCAGATAACATTGCTTTTGACAGTAATATTTTTAGTTTAAGAATAACAACAACAGGTTCAGGTACACCTACAGTAACAGTAATAATAAAGTAATGAAATTAACTAAAGAAATAATAGAAAAAGCGGTTAAATGCAAGGGCTATAAGTGGTTTGAAAAAGGTGACTATAACCTTAATATAGTAGGAGTTAGAAACTCTGATACAGGCAATGAGGTAACAAATAAGTTTGATGACAAAATAACACTATCATTTAAATGTGATGATCAGTGGGAGTTTTATTGTTATGATTGTACAACTGATCCCGGTAAATATTGGGTGGAGAATATAATGAGAGTGGAGGGCGTGGCCGTCTTGAAAGAAGGGCAGTATTCTGGTTCTCATAAAATAAGATTACATCAAGGTAGATATGAAGCATTAGGTCAATGTAAACCTGTTACAGTTTACCGCGACGCTAATAAAGATAACAAGTTTGATTTAAGCGATGACAACACTCAAACAGGTTTGTATGGAATTAATATACATCGAGCTACTAAATGGGGTGGTAAAAAATCTAAACAAGTAGATAAATGGTCAGCTGGATGTCAAGTAATAGCAGCTAACGATGATTGGCATGAGTTTATGGATATATGTAGAGTTGCTAGAGACAAGTGGAGCAATAGCTTTACATACACATTATTAGATAGTAACGATTTAGATATATAATTATGGCATTTAAAATGAAATATAAAAACCTTGAAGAGGTTGTAAAACAATTACGTGGAGCTGTTAAAGCTCACGGTAAACAAGCTGATATAGTCGAGGGTCACGTTAAAGATATGAATAAAGGTAAACCTCATACTAAGTTTAATGCTGGTTTAAGAGCGGCTGAAAAATCTGGTAAACTACCAGAAGAGTTTGCAAAAGAAGTTAGAAAATCTGGTGGGTTTTCTAAAAGAAAATTTGCACCAGGTCAACTTAAAGCCATATGGGCTAGTAAACATGAAAGAGGTGAAGCTTAAAAAAATAAACTATGGCTTTAAAAAAATTTGTACAAGAAAATAACCCATTTCCTAGAACAGGATGTGGTAGAAGACGCATGGAACAAATGAGTCCGTTTGCTAAAATTAGCGGACCTTGTAAGGCTGCTGCTAAACGTAAGTTTAAAGTATGGCCAAGCGCTTATGCTTCTGGTTGGGGCGTTAGATGTACAAAAGCTGGTGGACCTAGTAAGTTTGGTGGAGGTAAAAAGAAAAAGAAATAGCTATGGCTTTTGAAATGCAAGGTTTTGAGCCATTTACTAAAAGATGCTGGAAAGGTTATAGAGCAGTTCGTGGAAAAAAACCTTACAGTAAAGGTAGTTGTAAAAAAATATCTCCATTAACTAAACAAAAAGGTGGTGGTACAACTAAGACTTGTTTACCTATTGACAAGATACGTAGCATGAGTAAGTCTGAACGAGACAAGCTTGTTCGTGCTAAAAAAAAATCTGGTAAAGCAGGTAAGTATAGACGATCTTCTAAAACAAATGTTAAAGGTGCTCGTAAAAAAGGATCTACTTTAAGAGATTGGTTTAAAAAAGAAGACTGGAGGCAAGTTAATAATCCTTCTAAAAAATGTGGAGAAAAATAATATGGCATTTATACAATTAAATAATCCGTTTACAAAATTAAGGAAAACTACTAAGGGTAAAGGTAGACACTTTCTTTCAACTAAAGAAGGTGCGGGTATGACTGAAGCAGGTAGAAAAGCTTATAAAAAACAAAACCCAGGTAGTACTTTATCAGCACCGGTTACAGGTAAAGTAAAACCAGGTAGCAAAGCGGCTAAACGTAGAAAATCGTTCTGTGCTAGATCAAAAGGCTGGAAAAGTAAAAGAGGCTTAGCTGCTAGAAGAAGATGGAAATGCTAGCTATATGTCCTTGCCCTATATGTACAACCGCTGCAATAATCGGTTTGGTAATTTTTAAAATAATAAGAAAAACAAAATGAAAAAATTATTATTATTATTAGTAGTATTACTAATATCATGTGCTACACCAAAGAAATGTTGTGCACAAACTAAAGATTTCTTTAAGTACTCAACTTTTTATACATCGATGTCTATGAATACATCGTTTGTTGAAAGAGAGGATTATAGAGCTGTATTAAAAGGTTATGAAGACATAACTGAAATTAATGCGTACGATTACAACTTAACGTTAGGCGTGCGTAAAATAGCAAGATTTGATTATGAAACTAAAAGACAAACATGGTACACTGGAACCGAAAGAAATACTGCAGACAATGTTACTATTGGTAATGCTAATGGCTGGGAGTATTTGTTTAATTATTCTTTTATACGTAATCGTGGTGAAAAGTTTACTGAGCAAAATTTTTGGTTACGTTACCTCGGCGATTGGTTTGTGGTTAAAGCACAGTACGCAGATAATGAAAGGGTAAATTTAAGATATTCATCATTAGATTATAGAATTAGATTAAATAAAGGTAATTGGGATTTTACTATTGGAACTATATTTAGAATACACCCAGTTTATGGGGTAAATCCTATAGAAGATTTTTGGGTACCAGGAGAAAATACATTTCAAGATTTAGCTGAAGACTTTGGTTATGCACCAGAACAGTGGGTACAAGGTTTTTATGTTGACCAAAATTGGTATGATGTTAGTGGTGGGGACTCAGTATTAGTAGCTACCTCTAATGATGAGTTCTTCAATCACTACTTTGGTAGTGCTGTTGCTAACTATAACATGCGTGAGCTTGAGAAGTTAGGTATGCAAAAAGAATTAAGCGCGGTTATTGGTGTAGCTTATTATAAATATACACCAACATTTTGGCTACACACGTGGTATAATTTTTTACCATACCATAAAGGGTTAGATGATTACTCATATGAATACGAAGACAGTATGGCAGAGTGGGACGCTGGTATTATATTTGGAACTAAGATAACACAACACTTAGGTTTATTTGTAGAAGGCACGCATATGAGATATTGGGGTAAAGAAATATACGAAGTAAAATTTGGGTTTAACTATTTAATATTTTAAGATATGGCATTTAAGATGAGCGGGTTTTCCGCATTTACAAAAACAAACGGAGACGATAAGAAGAAAATAGCTGAAAATCAAGATCCACCTTCTGGTTTAGACCAGGCAGATGAGCAAAAGCATGACATGAAGCATACTCAAGGGTTAATAGATGAAGCTAAGAAAAGTTTGAAAAATAATCCTCATGAAAAAGGAACAAATGAATATGATAAACACATGTCAGATAACAATAAAAAATTAAGTAATTTGACTCAAGCTTTAAATAAGCAGAAAAAAATGTACTTAAGATTTCTTTCAGAAAAGAAAATGTTACCAAACCTTTAAAATAAATAACTATGAATAAATATACTATAATTTTATTTGCGTTTATAAGCTCGTTCGCTTATGCGCAACTCGACTTTCAACAATTATGCTTAGACTGTGCTGAACAAAACGGTTTCTATTGTGGAGATGATCCAGCTAACTGGACACAATACGCTCCAAATGGTTGCGTACCTAATGGTCCAGATTTATTTTACTTAAACGACGGGTGGGAAGATTGTGTAGATGGTAGCGATGAAGCAGACGCTATACCAACTTTAATAGAAGACTGTGGGCCTATTGGGCCTCCACCTTGTGATACGGTTTATGTAGATGTTATTCAATATGAAACTATATTCGATACTATACCAGAGTATATATATGAAATTATAATTGATACTGTAGAAGTAGAAGTATTTGTACCTGAGTATATTTATATTATTGATACAGTAACAGTATATGAAGATATATTAGATACTTTATTTATTGATGTTATTGAATACGTGGATGTGTTTGTTTATGATACCATTGTAGAAATAGAATACGTAGAGTTTATAGAATATATTACAGAGTATGTAGATTGTGACACAGGTTTGCCTTGCAGCTCTAACATAGATGAGCTTATAAATAAATCTAAGAAAAATAGTGTAATATATAATATTAACGGGCAAGCAATAAAAGAACCAGAAGGATTATATATTGAAGATGGTAAAATTAAACTTAAAATAAAATAGTTATGTATAAAAAAGGATATAGAAACCAGGCACTACCTGGTATTAAAATGTGTATTGATCACATGAGAAAAACTAAATCTGAAGTATCAATGCAAGAACCTAAAATAGAAAACCAACCACCGGCATACAACTTTGGCGACGGTGGAAATATAAAAACACCTATAATTAAATAATTATGGCTAAAGAACTTTCAGAAGAAAGTAAGTTTCAAATTAGTATTAAAACATTAATAACTATAGTTGTAGCTGTTGCTACAATTATATCTGCTTATTTTGGTTTAATGAGTAGTATAAATTCTAAGTTTGTAGAATTAGAAGGTAAGGTAGAAGAGGCTTTAGAAAAACCTAAACCTGGTACTGGTACTTATACTATAGATATGGGTGACCCAGCTGCTAGTAACACTTGGCCACCAACTCGTATGGAGTTTAACATGAAAGATCAAATGGCCCGTAATCAAATTGACGCATTAGTAAAGGAGATAGATGAATTGAAAGAGGAAATAAGACTATTAAGACAATGAAAAGGCAAATAGATATTTCTACTTGGTTGTATGTAGTTGTATTATTTATAATATACTTACTAGGCACGTCTAGTTTATTCTCTCAAGATTTTATTAATACAAATAACTTTAAAGATAAGATAGCTAAAGACGTTGTAGCTGTAGAGTTTTGGGCGGAGTGGAATCAAATGAATCAGTTTAATGAATTAAATAAATTAAAAGGATGTAATGTATATCGAATTGATATTATGTCATCTATGGACGTTCAAAATGATTATAACGTTACAGCTATCCCAACGGTTATTATATTTGATAACGGTATTGAAAAGGAACGCTTCGACCCTAACGTAATGTTTAAATTAGAAGCGGATAAAAAAACGGTACAACATTCTGTTGATACTATAACACTAAATAAATTTCAATAATATGACGTTTAAAATGAAAGGATTTCCTAAGCACAAAGGAACTAAAGGTTTTGCAAAAACAGAATATGTGCCACAGTCAGTGCGATTTAATAAAGGTAAAAATCTAGAACCTGATCCTGAGGACCCAAATCAATGGAGTGCGTACAGTGATGCTGATTATATAAGTATAGGTGATTCGCCTTCTGGTGATAAGGCTATGGATAGATTACCAGGAGAAGGAGTTGTAAGAAAAACTAAAGGTAGGCTTACGGGTTCTACTCAGGCTACAGATGAATATCACGAAGCGTATCCTGGACTTAAAGACGAAGGTGCTGGTTATGACCAGTTTAATTTAGGCGCTAGAAATAAACAAGAACAACAAGATTACGATAGGTATGTTAAGGACTTAAGTAAAACAATTAAAAATTATAGAGGCGATCTACCTATAAGTGGTGATTTACAAATGGACGATGCTTCATTTGAAGCTTGGAAACAAAGTACAAATTCAACTGGCCCAGATAGTAAATTAAGAGAAAGATTTGAAGACGAAACTACCCAAGCGCTTAATATACACAATGAATTAAAATTAGCTGCAGACGAAGGTTATACACCAAACATGGGAATGGTAGGTAGTAAACTAGATAAACTTGGTATTGATTTTAAAGAAGGTGATTATAAGTTAAACGAAAACAAAGCTAGATTACATGCTGACAATGCTGAGTTAAGAAATATATCTGTAGCTAATAGAAAAGCCACAGATGCTAAAAGAAGAGTTGAAGAACACATTGAAAAGTATGGTGGTACTGCTGCCGATTATTTAAGAAACAAGCCACACTTAAAAGATGATTTACAAGGTATACACTCATTTGGTCAAGTAGATGTAGATACTAAAAGCTTTTTTGATGACGCTATGTATGCTGACATGAGTAAGAAAGAAAAAAGAAAGTATGACAGGCAGAAGAAAAAAGAAGAACAAGAAAAAGCAAATATAGAATCTGATATACAAGCAAACTTACCAGCAGATAGCGAAGAATTTAATATACCAGAAGAGCCTTCTATAATGGGATCCGAAGGTGGTAATGAATCTGTTGATGCAAATGTAAATGAGACTATAACAAGCGATAATGAAAGTAAAGAAGAAACTTATGACCCAAGAGATACTAATAAAGATGGAATTGTTGATAGAAAAGAAAAAAGAGCAGCAATGTTTGCTGATTCAGCAACCCCACAGTCTGCTATGACTAGAAAAAATCCGTATGAGTTTGGAACAGATGAATACTATGATTTTAAAAAGACAGCCTTAAGTAAAAAAGTAGGTCTTACAAAAAGAATTTTTAATATATACGATAACAAATAAAATATAAAGCTATGGCATTTAAAATGAAAGGGTTTCCAATGATGGGTGAACCTTACAAAAAAACAGAAACAATACGTAAAGACCTTGATCCTAATTTTGAAATGAATACTGAAAAAAAGAAAGTTAGTGTAGGTGAATTAAAAAAAGAATTATTTAATTTAGATAATCCTTCAGGGCAAAGAGGTAAAGATTTAATTAAACAAATTAAAGAACAAGATCCTAGCTTTAGCATTGAAGATCAAAACTTTGATGAAGTAGATTAAAAAAAAAGGGAGCAATTAAGCTCCCTTTATTATTTAAGAATTATTTTTTATTTCTTGAATTTGTAATCTTACGTTTTGAGCAGCTTCTTTAATTGACTGCATACTCTTTCTAGCTCTAGTTCCGGCTGATTTATTTCCACCCATAAACTTTTCTATTTCTTCGTGAGCGCTGTGCATTTCATCTTGCATAGCATCTAATAATTCATTTAAACCCATATTATAAAATTTTATTTAATTAATTAATTTCACAGTTACCACCAGCGCAAGCTAACTCGCCTGATAGATCTGTGTTATCATCAGTCTCTATTATTTTTGTTAAATCAACATCAGATAATACCTTGGACATTTTATTGTATTCAGCTTCGTCAATGTCCTCAAACGGAGCCTGTGTGTATGTACCACCATCATATGGTAATACTGATAACCCATTGTAATAATCTCTATTACTCCACATCCACTCACCTGCTTTCTCCCACTCATCTTCTTTCAAAGATATTGTAGCTGACACATTGTGAGTATTACTACCACGTTTGTGACCAGGCTTAATCCACTCTTGAGCTACACGTTTAACTCTTTCAAGAGTGTCAAACGGTGATTCAGTTCTAAGTATTGATTTAGCCGGAGCTTTCTGCGGTACAGATATAACTGCTGTATCGTGCGGTCTGAAGTATTCATCTTCAATTAATTCAGGATGTGACTTAGATAAATATTTATATATAGCCTCGTTCTTTCCTACGCGCATCCTACGGACATAATAATCATTATGCCAAGCATGAATACCCGAAGATGTTCCGAGGACCAGAGATGTTGTCCCTGCAGGTTTTACAGTTGTGCATCTAGCCGATGTCTTTATTCCTATGATCTTCGCTACTCGTGCGTTTTCTTTTGTCACGATATTTGCAGCGTCCTTCATATCCATTTGGAGCACAGCGGCACTCCCTATTCCTGTCATTGACACACCTATAAGAGCGTCTTTCTCTGTTGTCTCTTTCCATATTTCTCTAAGATAATGGAAGTCGGTGTATGCGGCTTGCAATGTTCCAATAAACGCTGCTGCCTTAACTCTGTTATTAAAATCTTCTTGATCTTCTATATCAGAGACATTTACTTCACATAGATTACAGAACTGAAAAGGCCTTAACGCTATCTCACAACAAGGATTAGTTCCCCAGTCTTTGTCGTTATTAAGATATATACCAGGTTCTCCAGCTCCAGATAACTCAACTCGTTTCCATAAGTCCATAAAGAAATCTTTTGTTACTTTATGTCTCATTAAAACAGCTGAGTTATTAGATCTGCCTCTTTGTGGATTAGTTTCCCACCAATGCCCTGACTTACATCCTATCATTTCATTATCACTAGCAGTAAACAAGCTAATTAATGCAGCCCGTCTAATACCACCAGCTAATACAGCATCAGCTATATGGCAAACGATATCGTGTACTTCAAGTGATGTTAACCTATCACCGTCTTCTTTTGATTGAAGTATACCCTCAACCTTGATTAAACATTCTTTTAATGGCTGTGGACCAGGCGCTTTACCACCTGATGTCACTAGCCTAGCACCTTTTGGTCTGATACAAGTATAATCAAAGTTTATTTTAGAAGCTTTATTACCCCCAAGATAAGATTTAATTAATACTTTAACTGAATCAGACCAACCTTCAATTGAATCACCTATAACAAATCTCTTAGATCTTTTCATATAAGGTTTTGTTATTACAGGTAAGTCTTTGATATGATGCTGTTGAACCGAATAACCGACTCCACATCCCGAAAGTAACAGAAACATTATTTCATTAAAAGCTTCGATATCATCTACAGGTAAATACGAACAGTTATATAATCTATTAGGACTTACTTGTATTGGTTTACCAGCAAATTGTAAACTACGCATTGATGGTAAAACCTTCTTATCAAATACATAGGTATATGCATTTAATATATCGCTTTTTAATTTTGGGTAATTCTTGATATGCATCTCCATATTTCTAGTAACTAGCTCTTCCCAAGTCTCTCTACGATTTAACTCAGGCATATATCTAGCATACTTCATATGTACTGTGATATCAGAAAGTATGTTTCTATTAATGTCTTTCATTTATTATTTTCTTTTAATTGTAGTTAAACAAAAATCTACGAATGGTAGATATACTACGTGATTATTTCTTTTTCTTTCTCTATATGTTCTCATACCAATAAGAACGCCGGGATAAAATCCTATACTAAATTCCCAATCCATATTATTTAATTTTAGTTAATAATTCTATTACTTGATCACACTCTTTTTGGTTTTGAGGCTTATATAAAGTTACATGCGGATAGCATCTGTTAATGAAACTTTTAAACAATTTCCATCTTATTGGGAAACTTTCATTTGCTCTTCCTTTTGTTTCAATTATAAAGCCATCTCCAACAAAATCTGGAGTGTATTTAATTGGTAATATTTTTTTGTTTCCTCTGTCTACAAATTGCCCTTTACCATTAGACTGTCTTTCGTAGCTTGAAGTTTCAAACTGAAACCCCTCTACTAAAGTATATGTTTGTCCTTCATATTTATTTTTTATGTTAGCTTGTTTTAAAGCTTTGTACATATACTTCTCTAAGCCAGAGGCGAAGGTTATACCGTCATATACAACCTTCTTTGCCCTAACAGGACCTCGCTGTTTATTCTTTCGACGTCTCATTTAATACATCTTTAAGTTCTTCTTGTGCAGTCTGTATATACAGTATTGCATCCATAAGTTCTTCTTGAATATCAACTAGGTACTTCATTAGACCTTTCATTTTCGTTGTTCTCTCTTCATGAAGAGTCGTGCCGTATTTTAAGAAGCCTTCATCAGACCTTAATCTAAATTTATCTACAACACGTTTTACAACAGGATCTCTAAACTCTCCGTTATAATCGTCTCTGACTTGTTTGTCTTCAACCACGAAACCCTTAGCATTCATTATTTCTCTGCTACTCATATTAATTATTTTTTACAAATGTTCCATTAATCATTTTACCTTTACGTTTGGCTATAGTATCGTAAGCTGATTCAATACACTCTTCAATTGTTAAACCGCTTAATTCAGCTAGGTTAGTTAACACGACAACCATATCACCGATACCGTCTTGTATTTCTAACGTATCATCTTTTAATATAGCTCTACCAACCTCGCCAGCTTCTTCCATTAGCTTAACGTACTGAGTTTTCTGATCGCCTTTGTCATATATGCCTCTGTGTTCAGCCCACTCTCTAATTAAGTCAAATATAGTAGGCATGTGATCCTCATGTTGACAACAGTCTTCTAGATCAGCACATTTGTTGTTATCATAAAATTTAGTTAATGCTTTGTTGTACACATAACATCTATTATCATTATACATAGACGTCTTTGCGTTAGCAACTATCCAGTCAACTAAATCTTTATCTAACATAACGCTACCTTCAACCGTGTCCCAACTCATCTCAAGGTTATCCATAAGATTACCTTTCAATTTATTAATAGGACAAGGAAACGTAGTAGTTTGTTCTGTTACGTTTATATTCATAGTCTTTAAATTAAAATTATTATTATTATTAAGTTTATTATAAGGAACACGATCAACTCTATAACCGTATTCTTTTTGAAGTTCTAGTTCTCGTTTAGATATATAATCTATATCATTAGACTTTTCTAAAACTTCATATTCACCTGGTTCATAACCTTGTTGCTCAGTAACTCTATTATATAAGTCAGTTGTACAACCTATTTTTCTACCAGGTATATGGTATAATATATATTCTTTACTCATCTTTATCTTTAGGTTTTGTGTATTCACAACATTTTTCGCATGACCACTTTTGCTGTGTGCAATAGGCAGTCCAAGTTTTTTCGCCATCTACACAGTAACACGTTTTTGGTTCGTTAATATTTAGTGGACTAAATAACATAGCGAACATTATAATTAATTCTTTCATAATTTTTCTATTATATTATTATACAAATGTAAGTTATGTGCAAAGTGGTAATATTCACCTAGTCTTATTTCTAGTTTATCAGCAACCATTAATTGTAGTTTTGAAAAACAATATTGGTCATTGCAGAAACCGTACCATAGATCGTTAGAACGCATCGTAACACACATGTTAAGCTTATCATTTAGTATTGTAAACTGTATAGCATATGTACATGGAGTATCATATTGATATGTTCCATTGCTTATTTCTTTACCGTCATATATACTAACCGTAGCTTGGCGTGTTCTTGGATTAGCTTTAAGCATTGCTATAACATTATCTAGTTGATCATTTCTTTCCCATTGATAACCGTAGTTAGAATTAACATAACCTTCTTTATCAGCCATGCGTTTCCATATCTCAGGTATGCTTCCATAAATTTCACCTAACACTTTGATGTTTGGCATACCTGTTAAATACCACTGCCATTCAGCTTCAGCGTAATTATATTTCCATTTACGTTGATCGCACTTAATCCAGTTATCCATAGGGTTTACTATTGTAAAACCTATGTTAAATAAAGCTTTAGTATTATCAAAGTCAACACCATAATCTAGTATTTGTTTTTTATAATAACTAAATGCTTTGTCTGCGTTTTTAAATCTATTCATAACTTACTTTATTAATTGAACCTCTCCATGTTTTTGAGGCTCTTTCTATTTTTTCTGCTTTTACTTTCATTACGTCTTTGTTAGTACAATACTTATTGAAGTAATACTTTGAGTATTGATATACTTGTTCCATCACATCTTTTTTTTCGTAAACTTTAGGATCTCTATTGTATTTATTATTTATTGTTATACCTATTCTCCATTCATGTTTACCATTATTGTAATGATATTCTGGTAATATATCTATACCATTATCTTCACACCAAAAACACTTTACCAAATCACCACCTTGCCTAGTATGATGAGGGTAGTTTGTATTATCATTATCTAACTCTCCCATGGCAAAGGTTCTGATTCTGTTTCTGATATTATTGGTATGTAACTACCAGACTTAGGTTCCCAGTTAAAATGAGCTTCAGCTTGGTTTTCACCTAAGTTTTGAAATTTAACTTTCAATACTTTAGCTTTAACTGTCTGAGCTTCATAGTCCCTGTGAACCAATAAGCCGTGGTAACTAGCATCGTACCATTCACCACCACCTTTGATGCTGTACATCGTTGGCTCTTCAATCTTACCGTCTTGGTTTCTATACATTTTAGTAGGATGTGCTACAACAATAACGAGTACATCATACTTCTTTGCAAACGTTTCTATTTTAGTAAGATATTCCATAGTATAACGATTAACATCTTCAGACTTACAGTTAACATCTCTAATCTTATTAAAGGGATCAATGACTAAACATTTAATACCTTTACGTTTAACAAGCTCGGCGCCTTTACTTAATACGTCGTCAAGAGTATATCTATCCATATCAATAAAGAAATAATTATCATTGATGTGATTAGTAATCTCTTTCCATTTAGCAGTGCCAATATCATTTTTAGTTGGCATACCTTCCCATGTTTTACGTATTAGCTTGTGAGCGTGTAAGAAGTTAGGTTTGTTTTCTGGTGATGCATATGCTGTCTTCCAGCCGTAGTTTCTATTATAACCTATACACATTTGGTCTACAAAGTCTGACTTACCTGATGATGGTATACCTGTAACAGTTATAAACTGTGAGGTATACGTAGAAAATATCTTATCAAAATTTTCTAAACCAACTTGAAAGCCAGGTTTAAAGCCATTGTGTACAAAGTCTAATAAATCAGCCTCTAAGTCTCTAAGAGTTGAAACTCCTTCTAATGGAACTTGAGTAGCAGATGTTATAACTTTTCTAAGTTTTTCTGCTCCGTGTTCTATTAAAAAGTCATTAGGGTCTTTGTTACCGTTGAAGTCTACTAAATAACAAACTTCAGCACCAAGACGTCTAATAAATTCGTACCTTAAAGCTTGACCAGCTTCGTCAGCATCAACTGCTAGTATTATTTTTTCTTTATCTTCAAAATAATCTATACAGTTATCTAAATAATCTAAGTTATTACTGTTTAACGTGGCGCCGTTAGGAACTGATATCACAGGTTTAATACCGGCTTCGTGTAATGCCAATGCATCCATTTCGCCTTCTGTGATAACGCACCAGTCATATCCTACAATACTATTAATATTGTAGAATATTTTTTCAGCACCTTTGTACAGTTTAAAGTTTTTTCTACCATCTCTATACTTTACATTAATAAGTTCTTCACCCATAATATAATTAAATTGTATAGTGTTTTCTTTCTGCCCTGTCTGAGGCATGAACTCTTCACCCGTTGTAACTTTTAAATCGTTTAACGTTTGTTGAGATATACCTCGAGACTCAAACCATTCAACTGCCTTGTCTTTAACTGGTTCAAATACTTCAACCGGTATAGGTTTAACGTATTCTTTAGTTGCATTACCTTTACGTTGATACGTGTGTAATTGAAAACTAGTATCACAGTTATGACAAGTACCGAGACCACGTTCCCAGTCATAAGAAGCACATTGTGCTTTTCTATTCTTAGGTTGTCTAGTGTGGGAGCACAAGGGACAAATCCCCTGTGTCTTACCCACTTCTAAACCATGTTGATTGAATTTATCAATCACGAATCCATTGATCTCTGTATTCTCTACTTTCATATTAAAATGGCAGATCTTCTTTAGCTACAGGCGCTGGTGACGCTGGTGCTGTAGGCTGATTACTATCCATTGGAGCTCTGTCAACATTTTGACCATTAGTCCAAATAACTTTAACGTTACCTAAATAAGTTTTAGCTTGTTTAGACTCACGTTCTTCCTTAGTCTGTTCAACAACAACCGGTCCTTGATTACCGAACTGGTCGACGTCGTCATTAAGGGTAATGGTAATAGGTAAATACTTACCTTTTTTACCAACATATATTTTATCTTTCGGTATTTCAGAAAGATTTATAGAAGTTTTTATTATACTTGCCATAATTTATTGATTTATTAAGTTAACTAATTGTTTTACTTTACCTACAGACACGCCTAACGTTCTTCTATAGTTATCCATAGCTTTAGAGTATGGATGTAAACCGTCGCTTGAGCTATTGTTTACATAAAAGTTTTTATTATTTGCTCTGTGTTTTTTGCCTGATATCGCGCAGGTCTTCATTTTATATCCCATGGTTTATAAGGTTTTAGTTATTAAATATTGCTTACTGTCAAAATCATCTGTCTTGTAGAACAGATCGTACGCATCAGAAGCTTTACGTACTTTTTCTTCACCAGATTTATAAAACTCTGGTGAACAGTCGAACAAGCCTATTTGGTGAGTTTCTTTATCTATTACGATAAATAACATTTCATAACCAAATAGGTTACTATAAATATAAGCTTGACTGTCATAGTTAAATTTAGAAGCAGACCATCTAAACCTGTCTATATCACTAGTTGTTTTAAGGTCTATAACAAGTTTTTCATTATGATTAATAATATCTGCTTTACCTTTCCACTTGTTACCAAATAATTCAGTAACGCCTGGTACTTCAAAATCGTTTAACTTTCCATCTGTACCCATTATTAAGCTTCCGCATATTTTATTATCCATCATAGCTTCTGTCATTAACTGTATTTTATCAGCCTCGTGCTGTAGTAAACATATCTCGCCATCAGACATCTCTTTATATTTCTTAGTATTCCTAGTACTAGACTCTATAATCTTAAAACTTTTAAGCTTATTAGGCTCTAGTATTGCCGTGTGAAAATAACCTCCAACAACCATTGCTGATGTTTTAGGTTTTGGTTCACGTAGCATTTTAGGATTTTTAAGTAATATAGATATATCTGAATTACTTAAGAACTGCTTACCATATTCTCCATAGTAATGTTCGTCCTGTTTTAATTTATTAATTATTTCTTTATTCATTTATTGATTTTAGTTTTACCATTTGTGATGGTGTAACGTTATATTTAGACTCGATGGCAGATATAGCCCCTCCTCCTTTTACAAACTCAATAGCTTTTTTCCATTGGTCTTCGCTCATTTTAAGTTTAGCATTATTCACAATTTTACTAGCCGTACCTCCACTATTAGTAGAGTCAGCATCTGCTGTATCATCGATTAGAAATAAGTTGCCTAATGCATACTTCTTTCCATAAGATGAAGCCGCTCCAAATTGTTGTGCTGTTTGCATACCTTTTTGTGTAAGGTCTACACCGACTATTGCTGTTGCTGTGATTGAATTTGCACCATCAGACAAGATGGCCGTTGATTTAATTACAGGTACGTGAGTTGTATCAATTAATTCTTCTTCTACTCTAACTGATACTTTCTCTCGTAATAAAAAAGGCTTTACTGCCTCGAGTATGTCTTCTGCTTTACGGAAATAGTATTTTCCAAAAGAATTATAAGAAGACTTTTTTGCTTTTAGTTCAGTCTGTATGACTGCTAATTTTTGGTTTAAATCTTTCATGGTTTATAGTTTTGGTCTATATATATAATTACATATTTTTTTATTAATTTACATTAGTAACTTACAGATAGTCAATCACTTGCGAGTGTGGAACTTTCTCGATTAACTTATCAATAGCAAGCTTTTTTAACTGCGATATACGCACATAAGAGCTACTACCTTTTATACCTAATATGTCTGCAATTTCTTTAGCTGAATGCTTTTCACAATCAAGCCCATATGATAGTCTTAACACTTGGTACTCTTTTGGATTTAAGTATTGTAACATCAAGGCTTTTAAGTAAGCTGACAGCCAACCTTTATTGTAAGTCTTTATGTCAGGTATGTTGTAAGCTGCATTACGTTGTTCTGGTGTTCCATCATCAAGGCTTGTAAATACTGAATTAAAAAATAACTCAACAGCTTTTCTATCTTCGCCAAAGTCTTTGCGTATTTCATTTAACTTATGTTCAGGTATACGCATGCTACCTCTATTGCTATCAATACCTCTACGTATAGCACCTTTAATTCTTTTAGATAAAAAAGATTTTAAAGTTTTTTCTTGATCTTTAGCGTCTTGTATGGTTAGCCAATTTACCCTATCAGCGCCAGCACATAAGCCATAAAAACCTTCTTGAATTAAATCATTTATAGTCATTACGCCTATTGCTTGCTGTGATGTTGAAAATTTTCTAGCTAAGTTTTCCACAAGTGGTAAAAATTTTTCAATTAACTGATTTCTAGTATACTGACTATACGAAACGTCAGGCAACCTTGATAATACAGCACTCATGTCGTGCTTGTATCTTACGTAGTTTTGTATGTTATATTTCTTCATTTTCTAGTTTTTTTATAAATTTTAAACATGCTTTCCAGTTCTTGTTAGTCCAGTTTTGATTAAACCAGAACCATTCACCCTTAAAATCTGGTTGACCTCTGTATTGACTATCATCAATTAAGACATCACCGATTAATAAATCTTTTCTGTGCGTGAGTATTAGTTTACGTTTTAAGTCTGGGAACCATTGCTCAAGCCACGCACGCTTGTCAGCCCATACTTGTATTCTAGTCCATGGAGGAGTCGAAGCTATAAATACCTCGTGGTGCTCGTTCAAATAGCTCATCGCTTCTTCAGCACCTGGTATTACATCTAAGTGTAGATAATCGACATATAAGTCTGGTCTACCTTGTTGATGTTTTGGTAAAAGCTTTTTAGCTTTTTCAAAGTCAGCAATGACCCCGTCCATATCTACATATATTCTAAGTTTCTTCATTTAATATTTGTTTTTCTTCTTTTAATGCAGGGTATTTATCCATACGCCTATATATTGTTCTTGGTGTTACATTTAACATTTTTGCAAGCTTTGATATTATTATCTTATCACCTTCGTAATTAATTTGTAACATTGCTTCGTAGATATCGCTGCTACTTATGCCTCTCATTCTACCTATTAATTTACCTACAATGCTTAGTTTTTCTTTCTTAGTAAGACCACAGTTAAACTTAAATATTATTTTTCTAAGTTTATTTGTTGGTGGCACTTCTAAATCTAATACACTTAAATCATCTATGAGTCTAGCTACGTTCCATTTATTAATACTAAAGGTTGTAAAACCATTATCTTTATTAGTAATCCACGTAGCTATATCCATAGCGTCATGCTTTGTCCAGTCAGGATTTAAATACCAAAGTGTAAGCATGTGCCACTTTAGACTCCTGTATGTTGTTATTTTAGCTTTACTTCTAAATAAGTCATAAGCCTGGTAAGTACCGTTTTCATAAAACATATATTCTTTTGTTTCTATGTCAGGTATATCTGTTATAGGATCTCTTCTCCATATAACGCGTTTGTTTGTAAGGTATTTAAACTGTCTTTCCATGCTTATATATGACATTAGCCTATTACTGATTAGACCTTTTAAGGCTTTTGTCACAGTTTGGTTTCAATGTCCCTATAATAATTCTTTTAGAATTATTTTTATTATACTTTATTTTATTAAACTCTTCAATTTTTAGTTTTAATCTTTTATCCATTTGGTCTAGTTTTATATATTGTTTCTGATTCATGAGCTACTACATGTTTTTCACCTATGTAATAATTCCAATATGCTTGTATACTACACTCATCTTTATATTCATCAGGCATGCACTGAGGCATTTCTGTTAATCCTGACCATGCTAATCCGCCAGGTAATATATTAACTTTATCTTTACACTTAGTGTATGACAAGTGTTCTTTACCATAACGTTTAGTATATTCTTTTGATAACGAAGTAAAATGTCGGTATAACCATAAATAATTATTAGCAGAACTTCTAGCCCATATTGTTGATGGGTGGTTTTTATGTGCTACTTTATAAGGTACATCAGCATCTTCACCCATAACACAATGATGTGCGGTGCATAACATTTGAGCTGACTCAAGTATCATCTTTACTACATGTTTATTATATTGGTATTCGGCTGCCTTTATCGGGCATTTGTCAAGGTAAAATATGTTCATAATTATTCGTAATATTTTGCGTTTTCTTCCCAGCAGTCACTACAACAGCTAGGGTGATCTCCTACGGTTAATTCTATACCGCAGTGATCACAATCTGGTTTATCTTTATTCATAATTTCTTATACATTTAAATAGCGGGTGTCTATAACTACCTGCTTTGGTTCTTTCAAAAAAAGTGAAGGTGGCACGTTGGCCTATATACTGATGTATATTTTCTAGCATTATTGCAAGATCTTTATAGTTATGGCCCTTACCGGGTGGGCAACCGAACTGGATGCCTTCATCATCTTGCATTAAAAACTTACCTAACGTACCGGCTCTCTTGCCTTTACCTTCCTCATAACCAACTATATTAGCTTCAGCGTCGTGAAAATCTTTGAACTTGCGCAGTGACCACGATCGACCACATTTGTACACATCATTGATTCTTACAATAGAACCTTCGTAACCATTAGCTAAATTAGTCTTGTGAACTTGTTTAGCTTCTTTCTCACTACTAACTAGCTGTGTGAAAACGTGCTTAATACAATTACTAGGTTGTAATTCTTTTTTAAGCCAAGTTATACGACTAGAGTATTTAGCTTCACGTAAAGCTGCGCCTGGTACATAATCATAACAATGAAATTGTACGTGTTTGGCTGATTCTAGACGTGCCTCGTCAGTCGGTTTTGTTTTTCTGACCATAGATATTATAGACTCAAAATCGTCTTTAAAATCATGATTATACAACTCGCCGTCAAGTACAACATCTGGAAAATTACGAAAAAAGGGTATCAACTCTACTAATATGTGGTTGATATTAAGCCACTCTTTATCGTTACGTGAATATGCTACGACACTTTCGTAGCCATTAACTTCACTGCCTTCATATTGTATTAAGCAACGTACGCCGTCAAGCTTTGGTTGCATATACACTACACTCTTGTAGTCTATTGGTTTGTCACTTACTGGGTAAGCTAACATTGGTTTATATTTCATCTTCATCTTCAAAATTCATTAAGTTTGGGTCAATTGGTAAGCCTAGCTTATCACTTAACTCCATAATTCGTATTTTCATTATAGCACATTTTTCGTATTCTTCGCGATCTAAGTATAGATTTTGAAGGGTGACACAGCGTGCTAACTCACCTATTTGATGGTCTTTTATGTTAGTGGCAGTCCAATCTTCACCACTTGTCTCTTGTGCTAGATTTATCAACTCTTCAGCAATAAATCTAGCTAGTTTTTTTAAATTATCTTCATGTATATTATCCATTACTCTCCGTATTTATTTTGTAATTTATCTGGTTTACCTACAAATATACATTCGTCACCATCAAATATACTAATCCATATATCTTTATGGTAATCACCCCATACATAATACTCATAATCTATCCAAGAATGAGGTCTATCAGGATCTTCTATATATACATTACCTGGCTCATCTTTTAGCTCTGCTATAATAGATGCTGCCATGCATGCAATACCATTAAAACAGTTTGTGTCTTTCCTATTTAGTCCATTAGTTATTGTTTTATCTTGTAGATAATTAGCTAATGTCACACCTAAATACTCAGGATATCCATCATAATGATGATATATACTTACTAGTTTTTTATCTGGTTTTTCGCTAAACGATATTCCTTCTTCACGCTTAGCGATGCTTATTGTTGCTCTTGTTCCCATATTATTTAATTCTTACTTGTATAGCCCATAGTATATAACATATAAGCTGTATTATTATTACTGTTTTTACCTCAAACATACTATCCTGTTATTGATACTACATAATCTTCATCATCACTAACTAAAAATCTATCACCATATAATAAATCCATATGGCTTATAGATAATAAATTAGTATGAGAAAAGTTAATAAGCTTACTAACATCATGGACTTTTAAATCAGACCAAAAGTTATTACGCTTTAAGCTGTCAATTAAAGCCATAGTTGTAGCAGGATATTTTTTTAAGTCTTCCTGAATACTATCGCGTATTTCAGGTTTTAGTTTTTCGTATAAATTTTTCATATTATTATTATCTTACTTTATTCGTATTTAATTTGTAATTGTAGTATGAGTGGGACTCGAACCCACTGCTTCGTCAAGCAACCTTCATTACTCACTAGCTCGTTAAAACGTTTACTAGTGCAAGCAATTACTCCTGTTCATACTCACCGTCTGTAGAGGTAGTTATACCGTTTCATTCTACTTTAGATCTACCTTTGACGGATTTTTTGAGTAGCTAGTACCGTGTACTGTTTGCACCACTCGTGCAGCAAGAAGATTAGATACCGAGTTTCGGTGAGCCGAGTTTCGGTTACACTCTCTTCGCCCGCGTTTGATAATTATTAGTTTCAATAACTAGTCTACGACAATTACGTTATTTACTTACATCTCCAGCCGCGTGAAGGCTATTATCGTTGGAGACTTACGGAATTAGTTTCCGTATCTATCTCTCAGCGCAGAATAGTTTTGCATAATGCTAACTATCTTATCTCTACTTAATCCTGAATAGTCTGATACTACAGAGGTGTTAAACATGTTAGTTACTCCTGATTCTCTTACATCTTCGTAAGCTTGAAAGTCATCTTGTGTTATTTCTATTGTCATATTATTAATTATTTTAGTTATTTCAACATAGTACCATAGCCACGTCTGCGCGTTTTCTTGAGTATATAAGCTGCTTCCTCGCTTGACATGATTTGTATTTCATTACCTGTCTTGTGATTTGTTATTGGTATACAACCATAACGCATTACTGACGAGCAGTTAACACAAACTTTATAGCCAAGATCAACGCGACCTTGTGGCATGATACTATTACATTTTATACATTTGTTCATATACATATATTATCTACGAGTAATCGTATTTAATTTGTGATTTAAAATATATCTTCTAAATCAATAGTGTAGCTATGATTACTACTATTTTCATGAGATAATAGTATAGCCGCTTGTAAACCATCTAAATAACCTGCTTTATAAACAGCTGTTTCATGAGCGGTAAAATCAACTAATAAGCTTTTTACTTGCTCATAACTTTCTGGACTTAACTCGTCCATTAGTTCTTGTTCTATTTCTTTTAATTTTTCTATCATTATTTTCTTATTTTATCACTTATTTGCGTAGTTATGTACATACCTGCACAAAAACCAGCTACAAATATTATTATTATTTCTATCATATTATATTACTTTATAACGGTGACCGTTAATTATTAATTGTACATCGCTTGGTTCTGACGAGTCTTTAAATGGTAATTGTTCATTACTACATTTAGTTTCATGAAGCTCTTTAGATTGTTGCTTAATTAAACTAGTTTGATAGTCATTAATTCTATAAAAACTAGCACCAGTTTGATTTCTGTAGTAATTTTTAAGTATATAATTACAGAGGTAAACAAAGCGATCTTCATGATTAGGTATCATTATTCGCTTTTTACCGACATACTTATTGTATTTACCTGTCCAGTTACCATTAATGTCGTAGTCTTTATAGTAATTATCTTCAGAGCGAGTTCTGTTTAGTTGATAACAACAGTAGCTTGCGCCACTACTGCTAACTAGCATTTTACGCACATAGCCACTTTTATAAATAGTAAATCTATTTACTTCTTTATAGCCATTAGCATACATAGTTTTAAATGGTAACTCAAAAACTTGAGTACCTTTTTTACTCTGCCAGTCTTTAGTGACATCTTTAATACCGAGCAAGTCAAATATAGCTCTTGCTTCGTGTATACTTTTTACTTTATTCATAATTAATATTTTAGTTGTTTTGGTAAATATTTTTCATATAAAGCATTAGATTGATCACTTAAACCAGCGTCATCTAGCGCTTCCATTACTTTACTTATAGTTTTCCAAGCGTTTTGACCACGCTCGTATACACTATAATCATCACTATATTGGTAAAACCAGTCGTGATTTTGCAGTAATTCTTCTAATGTTTTTAATTTACTCATAATTTTTATGTTTTTTCTTACGACTATAAGTCTTTTTACTCTTATGAACACGCTTGAAACGAGAGAATTGCCAAAAAGGATTACCTTTTCGATATTCTTTTGACTCTATTTTAATAGTTATTCTCTTGTTTTTCACGCTTACATCCATTTAGTTTGCAGTAATTTTCAACTTCTTCTTTAGTTATTTTGCCTTCTAGTTGCATAAGAACTAGTGAAGTCATATTTTTACCGCAATATTTACATTCATATCTCATATTATTATTATCTTATAGTGTTCGTATTTATATTGTGATTGAGGTAGGACTCGAACCTACACTCTACAGCTTAGAAGGCTGTTGCTTTATCCAGTTAAGCTACTCAACCAAGTGAGATTTTAGTCAATCTCGTCGCAGTTTTCACAATCAAGTGATGGACTTTCATAATTAAGCGCTAAATTTTGTGTAGAACAAGAAGTTAGTGCTATAATTGTTAATAAAAATAGTATTTTCTTCATATTAATATAGTGTTTTACCATTATTACTTGCTAATTTATCTAAAAACATATCAATATCTGCTATATTTTTAGCATCAATTAACTCTTTTAGTTCGCTACAGTACTCATATTCTTCAGTATTTTCAAAGTATTCAAGCATATCTTGCAACTCATCAGTTTGAAGATCGAGTGGATTACCATAAAACATAGCATCTTTACCTTCATACTGATTAAGAATATCTTCAATACTACACCTATTAGTGAGTACTCCAAACGTATTTCTCATACAGTTATCTATCATATTATTAAATTTAAGTGGTAGTGGTGAGAATCGAACTCACTTAAACCATTACTACCTTTTACTCATTCGTATTATTTTTAGTTGCTAAACAAGTGGAACTACAACTATATGTTCATATGTACGCCATTTGTTACCATATTGTAAACAAACAAAGCGAGGTAGTAGAAAAAACTACTTGAGCATATCACGAGTACTGACGTTACTACGATTTCCTCGTGTGAAAACTTACGCTTCATTAGGCAATATCTTCATTTCTTACCATCATTGGTATGTTATTACTCGCAGTATAACTTTTATACTTCGCCCAACAAGCCATCGCTTCAAGTTTATCTTTCATGATAGCGAATACTTTATCGTGATTATAAGTGGCAGTTTTGCCATTTTTAAAAGTAACATTAATTGTTTTATTTTGACCGACTAGTGATTGTCTCACCACAAATCTTTTACTTGAAATTGTATTTTCCATAACTATTTATTTTATTGTATTAAACTTTATATTATTATTATCTTTACTTTATCGTATTTATTTTGTATTATATTACTGTACAAACATACTCATCTTTTACACTAACATCATCTCGCATTAGTAAATCATCTTTTATTCTTGATAATTGTATACATGTTTTAGTGTATAATTCCATTTTAGTATACTCGTGTCCATCGAACATTAGTATCATATTTATTAAGTATTTTTTTAAATCCATAACTATTTATTTTATTTACATTATTATTATCTTTGCTCTTCCGTATTTAGTTTGTAAAAGTATATTATTTGTTTATACATTTATTTTTGTTAGCGCATACTCCGCCACTTCTCTCATTGTATAATGAAAGTTATTATTAATAGTATGACATTAGCATTATAAGTACTTAGAGTAACTACCTATTGTCACAGTATTTAGTAGAGATATTACTATGATATCTTCATATCTCTACAGAAAGCGGGCATACAATTAGTATTAGTGTACGACTTATACTTAGCGAAACAGTTCATCGCATCGAATCTTTCTTTGTGAGTGTTATACACTTCATCATGATTATACTTTACGTCTTCACCTTTCTTGTTAGTGAATTCTACTACTACATCTTTACCTATTAAGGATTTTCTTATTACAAATCTATTTGACTTCATATTATTATATTTAAGTTATTATTATTATATTATATTAGTTGTTAGTTGTTTTACATTTATATTATCAAAGTGTATTCGTATTTATATTGTAAAGTGAAAATGATATTGATAATATTGAATAGAAATAAAATGGATGGGACTGGGTAAATATATTGGGTTTGGTGGTGGGGGTGGGTGTGTAGGGGAGGAGGGGATGCACCCGGGTTCTATATTTACAATACGGGAGTAAATATGACGATCACTATGTAATTATCTTATTTGTACAACAAAGAATAAATAATACGAATATGGCAACATTAACACCTACATTAACATTAGCTGCAGCCGCAGGTGAAGTATCTTCTGATGCTTTAAGTTTCTCGGTGACAGATACACTCAATGTATCACCACCTATTAAAGGTTTATCTAAAAAAGCTGTTGCCGCTGGCGGTGGAGGAAATACAGTACTTGTTCCTTCAAGCGCAGGTATTAAATATACGTACATAAAACATACAGGAAAACAAAGCGATGGATCTACATCAACTACTAATAACCTAATAATTAACTTTGGTGGAACAGCTGGTCTTAGTCTTGGACCAGAAGAATTTGCATATTTTCCTGCTCAAGCAAGTACTGAGATAACAGGTATATCTTCTAGTTCACATACTGTACTAGTAGAATGTGCTTACTATACAGAAACGTAAAATAAATATAAAAATATGGCTACAACAACAGGTACATTAACATTAGCAAGTACAGATTTAATTTCTGATGCTATATCTTTTTCAACTCAGTTTACTCATACTGATACAAGAAACTCTACGGGTCTAGCAAGAGAAAAAATTACATCGACAGCTAAAGGAACCGCTTCAGGTCAAGTTACACTGTACACAGCAGACGATTACGCCGCAATAGCTTATTTATATGTTAAAAATACAGATACTACAGCCGCTAATAAAATATATATATACAACGATACAACCACTGGAGACCCTATTTGGATGCAGTTGAATGGTGGGGACTTTGCTTTTGTACCAATGCACGGTGACAAAACATTAAAGGCCTACGCACCAAACGGTAGTGATCCTACTGTAGAGTGGATGGTTTTCGGAACAGATCAATAATAAGGAAAATCCTTATACCAATTAATAATTAAAACCAAAAACAATGACATACATATACTATAAAAGTAGTAATTATACTACAGAACCTAAAATTTCAGAGAAACAAATGGCAGAATGGAAGCATTTAGCCACTAAAAAGAACTGGAGAATTACGCAATTACCCAACGGGTACTACCAAACTGAGGTAAATAAGCCCGAAAATAACGATTCTTGGGTAGATATTACGCGAAGAGAGACAATGGAAGGCGCAGAAGCCGCAATAAACGGCAGTGTAGAGCACTTTACTAAAAAATTAGAGTACATTAAAGGCCCAAAAGTGGTCAAAACCTTTAAATAATTAAAAAATGAACAAAAATACAAGCTACTATAAGGCAATGTTTGCTAAAAGTGAAGCAGCATCACCGCTTTCTAAAATTTATGGAACAACACATAACAAAAAAATGCATGATTCAGCTATGGAAATGAGTCATATGAAAAAACATTCAGCTATGGAAATGAGTCATATGAAAAAAATGGATGATAAAAATGCTAAAAAATAAAAATGGCATTTAAGCTTGGATCTGAAAAACGTGGAATAAAATTTCCTAAAGATGTTTCTTTTACTAATAAAAAAGTTACAACTAATGGAAGCATGGGTCCAGGTGTAGTAGCTCAAGCAAACAACGACGGGTCTATTGAAGTAGACCCTAACGTTGATTTAAATAGCGAGTTCGGTAAAAAAGTAATGAAACACGAACTAAAGCATACTGAGCAAATGGAGCAAGGTAGAGCTGATTACGGAGATAACTGGGTTATGTGGGAAGGTAAAATTTACATGCGTAAAGAAGAAGATGGACAACCTATAATTGATGGACCAAATGGCCGTTGGCCAGAAGGACATCCTAACCACCCTTGGGAAGCAGAAGCTATCCAAGCAGAAACAGAATAAATAATATGGAAAGAAAAAAATCAAGTGGAAAACCCTTTCAAATGAGATCAGGTAACTCAACACCTTACCCTTTTCTAAATGCGATAGGTAAAGGATTAAAAAACATGTTGCCAGGTAGCAAAGGTAAAGCAGGAGCAGCAGCAACTGGTGGAGCAGGCGATATGAATACAAAGATTGATGAAATACATTCAGCATTAGTTGGAGAAGAAGGAGGAGATACAATGATGACTAAAAATATAGCATCCCCTCTTTACCATGGGGATCATCAAAACCCTGAAGTCGGGTTACCGACTAAATCAAGTACAGAAGAAAAAAGGCATAGACACGTTCTTTCTAATGTTAATCAAGGTCCCCCAAAAGATTAAATAAAAAGAAGTAGAACTTTAAATCTACAAAGTTAAATTAAATTAAATTAAATATTATGGAATACAATTTACCAAGTGAATTGGTGAAAGATTTGTCTTTTGGCAAGGATGCTAAAAGCAAAGTTATCACAGGAGTTAATAAATTAGCCCAAGCCGTAAAATCTACATTAGGCGCATCAGGTAAGTGCGTTATTTACGAAGATGGCAGAGGCAAGCCGGTCATAACAAAAGATGGTGTAACCGTAGCGGAAAGCGTAGTCTTATATGATCCGGTTGAGAATATGGGTGCAACCTTAATAAAGGAAGCAGCTAGAAACACAGTTAAAGAAGCTGGTGATGGTACAACAACTGCTACTGTACTAGCTGAAGCAATAATCAAACAAATAGATGCTGCGGTCGCAGAAAATCTAACAATCAGAGAAATTAAAGATGAAGTTAACAAAACACTGGAAGACGTTATTAGCTATTTAGATGAAAAAGCTATAGATGTTGAAGGCGATATGTTAAAGTCTGTTAGTGCTATATCTTGTAATAACGATCAAGAACTTGGCGCTATTATAGCAGAAGCGTACGAAACAGTTGGTAAAAATGGTGTAGTGCTCATGGAGGAGAGCCCAACTGAAGAAACATACGTAGACATAGTTGATGGTGTAAAAGTAGATTGTAAGTTAACATCACCACATTTTGTTACTAATACAGAAAAACAAACATGTGAACTTGATAATCCGTTAGTTTTTATTTGTTCTTCTGAAATACCTAATGTACGTAAGATACAAAACATATTAGAGTATGTAATAAAGAACAACCGATCTTTACTTATAGTAGCACCAGTTGCACAGCAAGTAAAGTCGGCGTTGCTTATGAATAAAGTAAAAGGTACTATAAAAGTTAATATTATTGACTTACCTGGCTTTGGTCCTACTAAAAAAGATGCTACAGAAGATTTAGCTATACTTACAGGCGCTACAGTATTAAATGAAGAACTTGGTGATGATTTAGATCTTATGAAACCAGAATATTTAGGTGAAGCTGAATTTGCCGTAACTGACGATAAAAATACAGTATTAACACTTGAAGGTATGACTCAAGGTATCGAAGATAGAATAGATGAATTAAATAAACATTTAGCTGAAGAACAAAACGGTTTTATTAAAAAGAAACTAGAAGACAGATTAGCTATGTTATCAGGTAGTGTTGGTATAATTAAAGTTGGAGCAAACTCTAAGGTTGAGCTTAAAGAAAAGAAAGATAGAGTTGAAGATGCTATATATGCAACTAAAGCAGCTTTGCAAGAAGGTATTGTGCCAGGAGGTGGGGTAGCATTGTTAAACGCTAGCCAAAAAATTTCGACCAGCAGAGCTGGTAAGGTATTACTTAATGCTTTATCCGCACCGTTTAATACTATACTAGACAATGCTGGTTTGGAGCAAGTGGCACCAAGACCTATAAAAGGCATAGGTGTAGATGTCATAACTAGTAAAGAGGTTAATATGGTTGAGTCTGGTATTATTGATCCAGTACTTGTAACTAAGTCTGCACTTAAAAATGCTGTAAGTGTAGCATTAACTATCATGTCAGCAGATTGTGTAATATCAAATATCAGAATAGAAAATGCAAGCAGTTAACGATTACGTAATAATAGATATAATAAAAGAAGGGCCAAAAAAAGTTGGTGGCTTCATATTAACAGATGAAACAGATGAAACTAACAGATATAAAAAAGGAACTATCATTTCTGTGGGGAATGATGTGCCGATTGTTAAAAGAGGTAATAGTGTTTACTATGATGCTGTTGCTGGTCACGATATTAGTTATAATGATAGTATGTACCGGGTGATACGTGCTAGAGATATAGTTATAGTAGAATAATTACTATTCGCTAAAAACGTGTAATTACTATTAAAGTAGATTATACGTAAACTATAAACCATAAACAAAAAACAAAAAATCATAAATTAATTATTAATCATAAAAAAAAATACAAATGGAAAATTATTTATTTTTTGCTGCCGCTGATATCAATACAGGTGGTAGTAAAGCGGCAAGAGAAGGTTTGTGTATTGCATCAAGCCGATATTTAAGTTGCGATCCAGTTGGTACTACTAGCACAGCTTTCTTTTTTGATGGTATAGAAGGAAGAGACGAAGGTGTTATAAAAGTAGTGCTTACTCATGCTGCTAACAAAAACAAAGATGTTATAAAGGCAATGATGTCAATTATTAACTCTCAACCAAGTCATGGTGGATTTGTTGTTGTGGCAGACTCTGACGTAGCTGGTGCATCAAAAGATTCTGAATATAGTAAAGCTTTCAACGGCCTAGATGTTACAACAGTTGCTGTAACTGAATCAAAAGAAAGTAATCAAGTTACAGGAGGAAGTGGAGCTGGCTTAACTGGTACTGGTATAGGAGCGCCAGTAGTAAAAAGATACGAGCAAAATGGAGTAATGGTAACTACAGCGTTAATTGACTTAACTGGATTAACTGCTCATGGCGCTACTGCTAATGATGTTATAGGTATTAAAACCCTTGCACCTGATGCTTACTTGTTTAGATACAAAAGTGCTGATCACGGAGTTTTATTCAAAGCAAGTTTAGCTTGTTTAGAGCTTCCTGCTGGCGCTGGATCTTTAGTTGATATAAATGTAGTGGGTAATTCTAGCGGTACATTAGGATATACTGAAGCTGGTGGAACTGATTACGTTGTTAATAGTGGTACTCATGTTGCTCAAAGATCAGTAGAAAACTTAGATTTAAGTGCTGTAACTGACGGTATGTATCTTTATTTAACTGAAGGTACTACTGATGGTGACGACTCTGTCTTTACAGCTGGTCAATTATTATTAACTTTATACGGACATCCAGTATTGTCTTAGTAATAACTTTTAAAATTTAAAATTATGAAAAAATTTTTATATTTCGCTGATGGTAACGGAGCGAACTTAACAACAGAAGCTTATTGCGTTGAAGGCAAAAAGTTTTTAGGATGTGTGCCAACCAGCACTGTGGCTACAAAAGCTTTTTTTGGAGATGCTAATGTAGATGGTCAATTAGATGTGATTACATTTACCCATGATAATACAACTAACACAACTGGCCACAGATGTAAAGCTATAGGTAAATCGATAGTAGAAGCAGTTAATGCTGGGCCTCACATGAATGGTGTAACAGATGTTATTGATCTTGATACTAATAACACTTTAGATCTAAGCTTTGTAACTGGCATAGTAATTGCTAGAAACAGTGCTGAGCAACCAGTTTAATGCGATTAACTAGTCACGATTTACGTGATTTACAAATCCTTAAGTATTACAGGCTCGTTAGAAAATGGGCCTGTAAGACTTACGGGTTAACAGACGCTGATCTTGAACTGCTAATATATTTAGATTGTAAAGGAAGATTTACGCGTCAAGAATTTATCGACGGAACATATACCATGAGTTGGGATAAGAACCGTTGGGAAAAATTAAGGAGGAATGGTTGGATAGAAACGTGGAGACACAGAAATAGAACAACCATCAAATACTCAGTATTCAAAACCTCCTTTAAGTGCTCACACTTAATAAGTAGAATATATCGTATACTTTTAGGGGAAGAAGATATACCTACTTCGGAAAAGAGTGTGTTTTTTACTAACCAATCATACACCGATAAGGTCATGAATAAGTCTATCGATGATATGATAAAAGATAATGAACGATGATAGGAAAATTTGTTAATGGCTTATTCGGCAAAATAGTAGACAATGCAGAAGGAATACTTGACAAGGTTGTTACAACAGACAAAGAGCGCGATGAAGCTAAACTCGCTCTTAGAAGATTACTACTCGAAGCCGAAGCTGAAGCTTTCGCCAAAGAAGTTGAAGACAGAAAGAGCGCTAGGGATATGTATAAAGACGATGCGCTTATTCAAAAAATCCTTGCTACGTTATTTACGGCAGCGTACTTTGGATTAAGCTTTATGATGTTTAGATACTTTATAATAGGTGATATAAATATGGGCGAGTTTGAAATAAGCTTTGTCTCTACAATATTTGGCGCTATGAGTGCTAAAGTAAATACGGTTGTCGATTTCTTTTTCGGCGGATCGTCTAAAAAAAATGAACAACAAATAAATAATAAATAATTATGGGATTAAATTCAACAGCTACGGCTTATAATTTTGGACAATTTGGCTCTACTTTTTTAAGTGGCGATGGGGCTATATTAGATTTATCACAATCTGACGCTAAATATTACATTTGTGCTATAACTTTTGTTAGCAATACAAAATTTGGTGGTAGTGGCTTAGGTATTTTAGATGCTGGTAAAGGCCTTGGATTAGGTAATACACACTTTGCTTCTAATGAAGATACTCAAACGTTAGATACTGATTGGGGTGCTGATACAAATGCAGGTGATAATGATAGTGATCTTATAGTATTAGATGGTAGTGGTACAGAGTTTCCTGCTGGTATGACTTTATACGGTATGTACGATTATGTTGAACTACATGCTGGAGATGTTATATGTTATGTAGCACCTAGACCAGATTACAGATCTAGAAGCGCTGCTATATAATGGCATTAGGTAACGCAAACTCATCTGCTCAGTCTAGAGGTAAAAACAAAGCTGTAGTAGTAAAAAGACATAAAGAAGTTGCATTAGCGTCGAGCTTTGTTCAGTTTTCTCATGGATCTAAGCAAGCTAACGTACCTAACTCTTGTAGCGTTTCTTCTATGGATGAAATAGGATATACTGATAATACTTCTATTGGCTTTCCATTTAATCTAGGTGATTATTTTTATACAAGAAAAAGAGTTAATTCAAATTTTTATGTAGCAGATGGGTTTTATAAAGTAGGACCTAATAGTAAAGGTACTTTTTATAGTGCAGAAATAGTTAATGGTCGAGTAGCTTCTTCTCCTAGAGCAATACAATGTCCATAATAATAATAATTAAATTAAATTAAATATGAAAAAAGAAAAAATGGTTGACCTTAAACCTAAGGATGACAAAATATCAGATGAGCATTTAAAAGAGCTACAAGATATATTAAATATGACAAACAATATCCAATTTAAAATTGGACAATTAGAAGGACAGAAGCATACCTTACTTCATGAGTTAGGTTTAACGCAAAAGAAAATAGTAGATATGCAAGGTAAATTATCTAAAGAGTACGGCACTTTTGATGTTAATATTACTGATGGTACTATAAACAAACCTAAAGATGAAAAATAATATAATTAGAAAAATCACTATAGGTAAGGATTATAAAAATGATGCTATGCACTATTCTGTTAACCAAGAAGTTTATGGTGGTCATAAGATTTGTGATATAATAGAAGAGGAAGACAAATACTCTATTTATATTAGAAAAGACAAAGTGGTTATACCTTGGAAAGACTTTAATAAAAATATGGCTATATCAGTCGAGTATAACTTAGAATATTAATGAATGCTTATAAAGATTTTATTGTCTCTCCTATTGGCGGGCGTTATAATAACACTAAACAAATTGATGACAAAGAACTAGTATTAAATACTGAAATTTATAATCATCAATATATAAATAGATCAGCAAAAGTTATCGCTACTCCACTATTGTTTCAATCACCTCTAAAGGTAGGTGATGAAATAATAGTACATCATAACATATTTAGAAGGTGGAGTGATGTTAAAGGTAGAGAAAAAAATAGTAGATCATATTGGAAAGATAATAAATATATAATATCAAAAGATCAAATATATTTATACAAGCGCGATAATTGGATTGCTATGCCAGGCTTTAGTTTTGTAAAACCTTTAAAGGCTATAAATAAATTTAACGTAGAATCAGAAAGGCCATTAATTGGTATTGTTAAATATTCTGATGGTAAGTTTAATAAAAAAGACTTAGTTGGATTTAGACCTAATAGTGAGTTTGAATTTATTATTAACGGAGAAAAGTTATATAGGGTTATGAATAATTTTATTACAATTAAATATGAATATCAAGGAAACGAAGAAGAATATAATCCAAGCTGGGCAAAAAGCAGTTGAAGAATTAATTAAAGTTGCTAAAGAACCTATAGTTGATAGTGATGATGATATATCAGCTGATAGATTAAAGAATGCCGCGGCTACAAAGAAGTTAGCTATATTCGATGCTTTTGAAATATTAAATCGTATAAACGAAGAAGAAAATATGCTTGAAGGTAAAGTCGAAGAAAAGAAAGAAGTTAAGTTTAAAGGTTTTGCAGAAGGTAGATCAAAATGAAGTACGAACAAAGCTTATATAAAATAGTAGAGCCAATAAGGTTAAATACTATTAAAAGATTAAATAAAAGTAAGAAGTGGGAGTACGGATATAATAAAGAAAACGATGTAGTTGTTATATCTAAAACTGGAATAATAGGTGATGTTATAGAAATACAAGGTTTACAAATAGCTTTACCTAAACAACCAACTAATATATATAGTTGTAGTAAAGACAAAGCAGGACAAAAATGGAAGCAGTTCCAAGCTAATCCAGCTTTTAAAAAAATTAAAACTGTATTTGACTGGCAAGATTATCCAGATGATTTTAAACAAGATCATTACGAATATATAGACGAAGAGTTTAAAAGAAGAGAAGAAGGTTTTTGGTTTATGAATAACGGTAAACCAACCTATATAACAGGAACGCATTACATGTATTTACAGTGGAGTAAAATAGATGTTGGCGCTCCAGATTTTAGAGAAGCAAATAGATTATTTTTTATATTCTGGGAAGCTTGTAAAGCAGATAAAAGATGCTATGGAATGTGTTATTTAAAAAATAGACGTTCTGGTTTTTCTTTTATGAGTTCAGCTGAAACTGTTAATTTAGCTACATTAGCTAGTGATAGTAGATTTGGTATATTATCTAAGACTGGTGCTGATGCAAAAAAAATGTTTACGGACAAAGTAGTGCCTATTAGTTTAAATTATCCTTTCTTCTTCAAGCCAATACAGGACGGTATGGACCGACCAAAGTCCGAACTTGCTTACAGGGTGCCAGCTAAAAAGTTTACGCGTAAAAAAATACGTGAGCGTGAAGAGATGGATGATGTTGAAGGATTAGATACAACTATAGACTGGAAAAACACAGGTGATAACAGCTATGATGGTGAAAAACTAAATTTACTAGTTCACGATGAAAGTGGCAAGTGGGAAAGGCCTGATAATATAAAAAACAATTGGAGAGTTACAAAAACTTGTTTAAGATTAGGTAGTAGAATAGTTGGTAAATGTATGATGGGTAGTACTAGTAATTCACTTGATAAAGGTGGTGATAACTTTAAACAACTATATAATAACTCAGATGTAACAAAACGAAATCGTAATGGACAAACAAAATCTGGACTATATTCTTTATTTATCCCAATGGAGTGGAACTACGAAGGTTTTATTGACGAGTATGGTCAACCAGTATTTAACACGCCTAAAAAAGAAATACACGATCCGCAAGGATTAGAAATAGACCAAGGTGTTATAGACCATTGGGATAATGAAGCCGAAGGATTAAAAGATGATCAAGACGCTTTAAACGAATTTTATCGTCAGTTTCCTAGAACTGAAGAACATGCGTTTAGAGATGAGACAAAAAATAGTTTATTTAATCTTATAAAAATATACGAGCAAATAGACTATAACGAAGGTAACAGAAACTCTTCAGTAATAACGCCTGGTAACTTTCAATGGTTAAATGGTAAAAAAGATACATTAGTTACTTTTAATCCAGATCCTAATGGTAGGTTTAAAATAAGTTGGGTGCCAAACGGTAAATTACAAAATAACGTTATTATCAAAAATGGCGTAAAATATCCAGGTAATGAACATATAGGAGCATTTGGATGTGACTCATACGACATATCTGGAACAGTAGATAAACGAGGTTCAAAAGGTTCTTTGCATGGACTAACAAAGTTTTCAATGGAAGATGCTCCAGCAAACACTTTTTTCCTTGAATATATAGCAAGACCACAAACAGCTGAAATATTTTTTGAAGATGTTTTAATGGCATTAGTATTTTACGGCATGCCAATACTTGCTGAAAATAACAAACCAAGATTATTGTATTATTTGCGAAGAAGAGGATATAGAGGATTTAGTATGAATAGACCTGATAAGGTTTGGAATAAATTATCTGTAACAGAAAAAGAAGTTGGTGGTATGCCAAACTCAAGTGAAGACATAAAACAAGCTCATGCCGCTGCTATAGAAATGTATATCAATGATCACGTTGGATTATTACAAGATGGTACTTATGGTACTATGTATTTTAATGAAACATTAAATGATTGGTCAAAGTTTGATATAAATAAAAGAACTAAGCACGATGCGTCGATAAGTTCTGGTTTAGCAATAATGGGTTGTAATAGACATCTTTACCGACCAAACCCAAAACAAAAAAGAGAACCAGTAAATATACATATATCAAGGTATAATAATAAAGGATTTCAATCTACATTAATAAAAAATAAAACATGACAGAGAATTATATAAACTTTCCATCTCAAGCTGTTAGTGATTTAGAAAAGTTATCTGAAGATTACGGTTTAAAAGTTGCTAAAGCTATAAGGCAAGAATGGTTTACAGGCGCTAATTCTAAATTCAATAGTAATATAAACAATTATCACGAATTAAGATTATATGCTAGAGGAGAACAATCAGCACAAAAGTATAAAAACGAATTATCAATTAATGGTGATTTGTCTTATTTAAATTTAGATTGGAAACCTGTTCCTATTATTCCTAAGTTTGTTGATATTGTGGTAAACGGTATGTCTCAAAGAAATTACGAAATATCTTGTTTTTCACAAGACCAGTATGGCGTTAATAAAAGAACTGAGTACATGAAGTCTATTATGGAAGATATGGCTGCTAAAAATTACAGTAACTTAGTTCAACAACAATTTGGTATAGATATATTTGATAACGATCCAGAAACACTACCTGATACAGAAGAAGAGCTAGCCTTACATATGCAACTTAATTACAAGCAGGCTGCTGAAATAGCTGAAGAGCAAGCTATAGATGTTTTAATGGAAGCTAGTGATTATGATTTAATAAGAAGAAGATGTTTGTATGATTTAACCGTACTTGGTATAGGCGCGACAAAAACAACGTTTGACTTTACTGATGGAGCTAAAGTTAAGTATGTTGATCCAGCTAATTTAGTTTACTCTTATACAGAGTCACCTTATTTTGACGATATATATTATGTTGGCGAATTAAAAGAAATACCAATAAACGAATTAGTAAAAGAGTTTCCTGAGTTAACAGAACCTGAAATAGAAGATATAGTTAAAAAATCTGGTAAAACAATATATTCTGGTTATGACTATAGATTAAATACGGATAAAAATAAAATAGAAGTTCTTTACTTTAATTACAAAACTCATATGAATGATGTTTATAAATTAAAGAAAACAGGTAGTGGCGCGGAAAAAGTAATACAAAAAGATGATACGTTTAATCCACCTGTTGAAAACATGGATGGCGATTTTAGTAAACTAGAAAGAGTTATAGAAGTTTTATATGAAGGTGTTTATGTTATAGGTGCTGATAAATTATTAAAATGGAAAATGGCTGATAACATGATGAGGTCTGAGTCTGATTTTGGTAGTGTTAAAATGAACTATCAAATAGTTGCACCTAGAATATACAGAGGTAAAATAGAGTCTATAGTTAGCAGAATAACTGGGTTTGCTGATATGATTCAATTAACTCATTTAAAGCTACAACAAGTAATGGCACGTATGGTACCTGATGGAGTTTACTTAGATGTAGATGGTTTAGCAGAAGTTGACCTTGGTAACGGCACTAACTATAATCCGCAAGAAGCTTTAAATATGTTCTTTCAAACTGGTAGTGTTATAGGTAGAAGCTTTACATCTGAAGGTGATGGTAATCCTGGCAAAGTCCCAATACAACAAATAAACAACGGTGTTAATAGCGGTAAAATACAAAGTTTAATATCTACGTATAATTATTATTTACAAATGATAAGAGATACAACAGGGTTAAATGAAGCTAGAGACGCTGCTACTCCAGATAAAAACGCTTTAGTTGGTGTTCAAAAATTAGCTGCTGCAAATTCAAACACAGCTACTAGACACATATTGCAATCTATGTTATATATAACAGCGGAGGTTGCCGAATGTATGTCGTTAAGAATATCTGATATAGTTGAATATTCTCCAACAAAAGACGCTTTTATTAGAGCAATTGGATCACATAACGTTGCTACGTTAGATGAGCTTAAAGATTTACACTTGTATGATTTTGGTATATTTATAGAGTTATTACCGGATGAAGAAGAAAAAGCGTTGCTAGAAAATAACATACAACAATCATTAGCTCAACAAAGCATAGATTTAGACGATGCTATAGATTTACGTAGTGTTAGAAATATAAAATTAGCTAATCAATTATTAAAAGTAAAACGTAAAGCTAAAGCTTCTAGAGATCAACAAATGCAACAACAAAATATGCAGGCTCAAGCACAGGCCAATGGACAAGCTCAACAAGCGGCCGCTCAAGCTGAAATACAAAAAGCTCAAGCCAAAACGCAAGCTGAGGCACAATTAGAGCAAACAAGAAATCAATTAAAAATACAATACTTACAACAAGAAATACAAGCTAAAAAAGAATTAATGGAGTTTGAATTTGAATTAAACTCTAAATTAGAAGGAATGAGGCAAAGCACTGAAAAAGAAAAAGAGGATAATAGAGAAAAGAAAAAAGACCTAAGAATAGACAGGCAAGCTCAACATCAAATGAATATGATTGAGCAAAGAAAACAGGGTGATTCTGATAAAAAATTTGAATCATCAGGTAATGATATAATTAGTGGAGGAGCGAATATGGAAAGATTCGGCCTTTAATTTTTAATATTTTATAAAATTTTATTATGGAAGAAAACAAAAAAGTTGTTGAAGAAACAACAGAACAACCAATTGAAGAGGTTGTAGAAAAAATAGACGAGTCTAAATTTAAAAGCGCTGGTGATGACAGCGTTATTAAGGTAGACTTAAACAAACCACTTACGCCACCAGAAAAGGTAGTTAAAGAAGAACAAGATGAAAAAGTTGAAGAACTTCCAGTTATGGAAGAAGTTACTGTAGAAGAACTTAAAGATTCAACTGAAAAAGAGGTTGAAGAAATAAAAGAAGTTGCAAATGAAGCTATAGCTGAAACAGAGGCTACTGGAAAACCTTTACCAGAAAACATACAAAAACTTGTAAGTTTTATGGAAGAAACTGGTGGTGATTTAAATGATTACGTAAGCTTAAATAGAGACGTTGAAAAAATGGACGACTCTGATGTGTTAGACGAATATTACAAAACAACTAAGTCTCACTTATCAAGTGAAGAGCGCGGGTTTTTATTAGAAGACACATTTGGTATAGATGAAGAAGTTGATGATGAAAAAACTATACGTAAAAAAAAGATAGCCCTCAAAGAGCAAGTTGCCGAGGCTAGAGCCCACTTAGACAGGCAAAAGTCTAAATATTACGAAGAAATTAAAGCTGGAAGTAAGCTCACTGAAGAGCAACAAAAAGCTATTGATTTTTTCAACAGATCTGAAGAGCAGAAAGAAATAGTAGAGAAAAGCAAAAGAACATTTTTAAATAGAACAGATAGCTTCTTTGGACAAGATTTCAAAGGTTTTGAATATAATGTCGGAGATAAAAGATATAGGTTTAATATTAAAGATGTTGATAAAGTAAAGACAACTCAAAGTGATATTAATAATTTTGTTAGTAAGTTTACTGATAAAGATAATACAACTATTGAAGATGCCGCTGGGTATCATAAGTCTTTATTCACTGCTATGAATGCGGATGCTATAGCAAAGCATTTTTATGAGCAAGGTAAAGCCGATGCTATTAAAAATACGGTTGCTAGAGGTAAAAACATAAACTTAGAACCTAGAAAAACTCACGGCGAAGTAAACGTTGGAGGTATTAAAGTAAAGGCTTTAGGTGAATCATCTGCTCAAATTAAAAACAGATCTTTTAAAATTAGAAAGAAAAGTTAAACAATTTAAAACAAATTTATTATGGCAATTACAAATGGGCCGTTGTTAAATAAAGTTCCGTCTGCACAACAGCAAACTTTATCTAGCAACTATATAGACTTCGCAGGTGGTTCTACTGGCTGGGAGCAACAATACTTGCCTGACTTAATGGAGAAAGAAGCTGAGGTGTTCGGTCAAAGAACAATCGCTGGATTTCTTGAGAAAGTTGGAGCAGAAGAGGCTATGACTGCTGATCAAGTAGTATGGTCTGAACAATCAAGATTACACTTATCATACGTTGGTACAGTAGCAACAGCTGGTGATACTAACGGTACATTTACTGTAGTAACTGATATCGATGGATCTGCTGACGGTGAAAATGGTTTCGCTGTAGCTAATCACGGTGTTAGAGTAAATGATATTGTACTTATAGCAACTGCTGGTATCGTAACTAAATGTTTAGTTGTAGAAACCCCAGCAACAGCTGTTATTACGGTTGAACCATATGATAAAGCAGATTTAACTGGACACGCAACAACTGCATCTGGTTCTGTTTTACTAGTTGTAGGTTCTGAGTACGGTAAAGGAGCTAAATATGCTGATATTACTGGTGCTGCTGAAGCTGATAAAAGAACTGCATTAACGCCTACGTTTAAATCTTATAGTAACAAACCAATTATCATGAAAGATTACTACGAAGTATCTGGATCTGATGCGTCACAAATTGGATGGGTTGAAGTTACTGGAGAAGATGGACAAAATGGTTACTTGTGGTACTTAAAAGCTGAAGGTGATACAAGAGCAAGATTCACTGACTACATGGAAATGGCTATGTTAGAATCTGAAAAAACAGATGGTAACTCTATTATTGGTTTTAACGGAAGTATTGTTCGTGACGGTACTGATGCTGGAGCTGATGGTGCTGGTACTGAAGGTTTATTCGCTGCTATTGAATCAAGAGGTAATATTACTTCAGGTGTAACAGGTGTTAACGCTGCTACTGACTTAGCAGAGTTCGATGCTATCTTAGCTGAATTTGACAAGCAAGGTGCTATTGAAGAAAACATGATGTTTGTAAATAGAGCTACGTCTCTAGCTATTGATGACATGTTAGCTTCAATGAATTCTTACGGAGCTGGAGGTACTTCTTATGGGGTATTTGACAACGACGAAGATATGGCTTTAAATTTAGGTTTCTCAGGTTTCCGAAGAGGTTCTTACGACTTCTACAAATCTGATTTCAGATACTTAAATGACAAAGCTACTAGAGGAGAAATAAACAGAATTGCTGGTTCTGCGGCAATTAGAGGCGTTATGGTTCCTGCTGGTACATCTACTGTATATGATCAAATGTTAGGAAAGAATCTTAAGAGACCTTTCTTACACGTTAGATATAGAGCTTCACAAACTGATAATCGAAGATTTAAAACTTGGGTTACTGGTTCTGTTGGCGCTGCTACATCTGCTTTAGATGCAATGCAACTACATATGTTAACTGAAAGATGTTTAGTTACTCAAGGTGCTAACAACTTTATGTTAATGAAGTAAGACTATTTATTTATAAGGGCGGTCACGTATCGCCCTTATATTTTTTTTAATTTTTTTATTATATTATATTATGGCAAAGAAAAAAGAAACAGCTAAGGTTGAAGAGCCTATAGTTGAAGAAACAGTGGTTGTAAAAGAACAACCTAAGGTTGAAGCTCCTAAAGAAAAAGCTAAACCAAAATGGGAAATAAAAGACAGAATGTATTACTTAAAAGGTAAAAAGAAGCCTTTATCAAGATCAATTAGATCAGCTAATGTATATTGGTTTGATAACGAAAAAGGGTTTGAAAGAGAATTAAAATACTGTCAAAATCAAAGAACCCCGTTTGTTGATGAAATGAAGGGTGACCAAAGATTAGAACATATAATTTTTAGAAGTGGATCCTTGTACGTACCAAAAGAAAAAACAGTATTACAAAAGTTTTTATCTTTATACCACCCAGACAGAAATGTTTTATACTACGAAGACAAGCCTGTTGAAACAGCTAAAAATCAATTAGATTGGCTAGAGTTTGAAGTTGAAGCTCTTAAAATAGCTAAAGATTTAGATATAGATATGGTTGAGGCTATAATGAGAGTTGAAATAGGTTCTAAAGTAAATGGCTTAAGTTCTAAAGAGCTTAGAAGAGATTTAATATTATTTGCTAGAAGAAATCCGCAATTATTTATAGAACTAACAACTGATGAAAATGTTCAACTTAGAAACTTTGGTATAAAAGCTGTTGAGGCTGGTATATTAAAATTATCACAAGACCAAAGATATTTTATGTGGGCATCAACTAGTAGAAAACTAATGACAGTACCATTTGAAGAACATCCATACTCAGCATTAGCTGCTTGGTTTAAAACCGACGAAGGCATGGAAGTTTATTCCAATGTTGAAAAAAGAATGTTGTAGCAACATTTAATTAATATTAATAGCCACCTTAACGGGTGGCTATTTTTATTTAAAGGCTAACCTTCCGCTTTATTATGTAACTATATAATAGTAAAATATAAGCAAATGGCAATAAACATAAACACGATATACGAAAAGGTTTTAGCGCTAGCTAATAAGGAACAAAGAGGTTATATAACACCTCAAGAGTTTAACTTATTAGCTGATAAAGCTCAAAATGAAATATATGAAAACTATTTTCATAAAGCTAGAAACTCAAACGTCAAACCAAAAGACGATGATACATATACAGATACTTTAGAAATGATAGAAGCTAAGCTATCTCCTTTTTTAAAATCAAATACAAATACTAATATTTCCAGTGGAATACTAACATTACCTAGTGATATATATAAACTTGATATTATAAGAGTAGG